AAACACAGACAACACCATCTGATATAGTAACAAGTTTGATAATTCAATATTATGGGTCAACAACAACAGATGCAACACAACCACAGTTTATTGTTCAGTCGTTGAGTTTTCTACCACCACAAATAACTACCACAACAACACAAACCCCAATAGAAAAGCTATTCAATCAACCAACATCTAATAGTGGATTTGATAACGGAACAAATATGTCCAAGTTTTTTAACTTAATGAATGACTACATCACAAATGGTGAAAAATATTTGAACTTAATTTTGGACGATACTCTTATTAGGACACGAGCAAAGTTAGGTAATGTCAATGTAACAACAGAAAACACAGGGGTTAAATATACAGAGTTCAACGGAGAACAAACAAGATTGGAAATATGGGAATCTTTGAAATCAATAAATGATAAATGGATTTCTGGTGGTGACTTAAAAACAAAAACATTATTTGAAGATGTAATGTTAATGGATAGAGCAAGTAGAGACATAGGACAAAAAATATTTGTTGATATATTCAAATTAAAAGACTTAATTGAATATATGGATTATAATAATTTTATGTTAGGTGTAATACAAACAATTTTTACCGATAATAGATTCACACCATTTGTCCTTCCATCGTATGCCAATTTTTACAACGTTCAAGATGTTAGTAAGAATGCATCCCCTAGACCAGAAGGGACACTACAATTTGCAAATAATTTATTTGGAACGTTTTTGGACGTTGATTATAGAGATACCTCATCAAAATATATTGCAATTTATGCTTATGTACCAAGCACACATTTGGCAATGAATGAAAATGTCGATTACAGATATAGAGATGACGCATTTGACTTGAGAAGGGCATCAGACAATCCACTAATAGAAAGTCAAGATGGTAAAAACGATTGGGATAAATCAAATAAAGTGGTCGGTTTTAATGTCGATATCGGACCTCAAAACCAACAAATATTCAAACAGTTAGATATCGCACAAGATCCAGGAAAACCAACTGCAGAATCGGAACAGATGCTAACTCAAATGGCAAATACATACAGGAACAGAGGTGGAACATCACAAAGTGTGTCACTTTATAATGTATATAAAAATAGAAGTTATAGATGTTCGATTGATATGTTAGGTAATGCCATGATACAACCTACAATGTATTTTAATTTAAGAAACGTTCCTTTATTTAGTGGTCCTTACATGATAACAAATGTAAGTCATAGAATAAGTGAAAATGGTTTTGATACGACATTTGAAGGACAAAGACAACCATTCTATAGTATTCCTGCCATAGACACATTGTTACAATCACTAACATCCAAAATATTGGAAACATTAAAAGAAAAACTTGAACAACAAGATAAAGAAATAAATGAACAAAACAACATATTAGCACAAAAGTCTGACATTATTAATCGTATAAATTCAGAAAAAAATGTGTTGACTACAAATCAAAATTGTCAATCTAACCTAAATTCGACTTTTGCAGAATTCACAAATACAACACCAACTACAACATCAATTTCGTTCAAAGAGGCAAATGATGTGATAACCAAAAAAATTAATACACTTTCAATAGGTAATACCGCTAAAGGAAAATTGTGGCATTTCATCATTGGAACAATGTATGTAGAAACAGGAGAAGGTAATAAATATACATCAAAAGATAATAATTATGCTTCAGTAAATTTGAATATTAATCCATGGGGAGGATCCTCAACATATTTTAATAAAAAGTATTTCTGTGTGAATAGAGGAAATAATCAAAATATACCATTAGCATCTTTTGATTCATTCGACATATTCATTGATTTTTTCATCGCCAAGTTCAAAAGTAAAGTGAATGGAATAGGACAATATACTTTAGATGAACCAGAAAAATACAGAGTTGAATTAGCAAAAGCAAACACAATTTATTGGCCCGAGAATTTGGAAGAGTCTGTTTGGACTTCACTTAACGAACAAGAAAAGAAAAAATTGGAAAATAAAATTGCAATACCAATAGAATACATAATAGCGCAAAATGGAAGCTAATTTTTCTACATTAGTAGATATTTATAAGAAAAAAGATATGAATACAAAATTAATATTAGATAATTACTTGGGAAAAAATACAAGAATGTCTGAAAAAGACGCTGGAAATGGATTCAAAGAAGTATGTGACTTGGATACAGGAGATTGTTATACAATCAGAATGAAAGACGGACTTATTGAAAGGGTAGATAACACTATGAACAGGTTCAAAAAAATTCAGGTTGAAACAAAATCAGGGATAAAAACATTATTAAACGGTTAAGACATGGCAATCGACAAAAAAATACTAGAAGAAATACAGAGATATAGAAGTATTAATCAATATATTAATGAACAAGCACCCCCACCACCAGGTGAGGAATTGCCACCCCCTCCAGGTGGAGAAGTGGGAGCATTACCTCCACCACCTGAACCAGGAGCAGAACCAGGAGCCGCACCCCCAACTGAACCAGGGGCAGAACCAGGAGGTGAAGCAGCTCCAACAGGAGCAACACCTGTTGATGTGGCAACTGATGCGGACGTAGAAGAAGTTTCAGGTGAAGACGAAGAGGGTGGTGAAGAAGAAATTGATATCACCGATTTGATAGATTCACAAAAAACAATGGCTGATAAACAAGAAGAGTATTTTAATAATCTTTTCACACAATTATCAACATTAGAAACCAAGTTGGGGGAAATGGATCAGTTAATTAACAAAATAAATGATTTGGAAACAAAGTTCGATCAGTTTCGTCCAAAAACACCTGAAGAAAAATTAGAATTAAGAAGTTTGGATTCAGGACCGTTCAAACAAAAATTGTCAGATTTCTTTGAAGATAAGCAAGAAGAAATGAAACAATCAGGAAAAAATGAATATGTATTAACAACAGATGAAGTGGAAGATTATTCACCAGAAGAAGTTAAGACATCGTTCCAAGATTATGAAGATGAGGAAAATAATGATATGATGTAATTATTAGAGAGGGACATACGTGTCCTTCTCAAAAAATTTTAAGACGATATTGACTGCGACGATACTTTAATTTATATTTTAACTTGTAAACTTTTAATAACACAAATATATGGCGACAAACAATGTTCTAGATGCAGTTTTGGCACAGTATGAAAGCTCAAAACAAAGTGGTTCTTCTTCCACTTCAAAAATGTCACAAGAAGAAAGAATGAAAAAATATTTTGCGGCTATCCTCAAAGACAATGAAAAACAAGGACAGCGTAAAATAAGAATTTTACCTACAACAGATGGATCCTCTCCTTTTAAGGAAGTTTGGTTTCATGAAGTATTTGTTGATGGTAAATGGCAAAAGTTCTACGATCCAGGAAAAAATAACAATGAGCGTTCTCCACTTAATGAAGTGTATGAAGAACTCATGTCCACAGGTAGAGATTCTGATAAAGAACTTGCAAAACAATATAAACCACGAAAGTTTTATATCGTTAAAGTAATCGACCGTGACAACGAACAAGATGGACCGAAGTTTTGGCGATTCAAACACAATTACAAACAAGAAGGAATCTTTGATAAAATTATTCCTATCTACAAAGCAAAGGGTGATGTTGCCGACGCTGATAAAGGACGAGATTTGATTCTTGAACTTACAAAAGCAAAAACTCCCAAAGGTGCTTTCTATACGGTAATTCAAACAGTTATGTATGATGATCCAGCTCCTGTTCATGAGGATGAAGATGTAATGGCAGATTGGATTGGTGATGAACTAACATGGGAAGATGTGTATTCAAAAAAACCAACCGAATATCTTGAAGCAATTGCACGAGGTGAGACACCACGTTGGGATTCTGACAAAGCAGGTTATGTTTATTCTAACACTACTGAATCAGAAGTTTCTATGGGTGGAGCAAAAAAAGAAACAAAAAAAGTTGTCGATCCACAGGTTAACGATGACATAGACGAAGAGCTACCATTTTAATCACTATTCTTACAACGGACACCCCAAGCGGGTGTCCTTTTTAGTTATGATATCAGTATTAACATTGACATATCAACGACCCCATATATTGGAGGAGGCAATACATTCATTTTTGTTACAGAACAACAAAACTTCTGAAATGATAATAATAAATGATAGTAAGCACAGCACATATTATATTGAACACCCACAAATAGTAGTATATAATCTTAAAGAAAGGTTTTCAAGTATATCAAAAAAGATAGAGTGGGGATATAAACAATGTAAAAACAATTACATTTATAGATTAGACGATGATGATTTGTTAGCACCAAACGGATTAAACAGGGCAGAAAAATTCATAAAAGAAAACGAAGGATACGATATATACCGCTCAAAAGAAGCTATTTTTTTTGTTGAAAACAAATATGAAAATAAAACCGCTAATACTAACACAGGAAATATCTACAAAAAAGAATATTTTGATAGAATAAAATTTCACGACAATAGTTTTGGTGAGGATTATGACATCACATTCAAAAGAAATGGAAAAATATATGAAGATGATGGAGAACCAACTATGGTATATAGGTGGGGAATGAACACATATCATGTATCTGGTATGGGTAATATCAGAAATCAAGAAATGATGTCAAACGTGGATAAAATAACAAAAACAAGTATTGGAAAATATCATCTAAACCCCCACTTTAATGATGATTATTACAAAATGATTGATTATACTTAAATAAAAAAATTATGGCAATTAAAAAAAATGATTTCACTTCTCTAAAGAAGAAGTTTTCTACGTCAGCAAAATACAAACCACAACGTTTCTTTGATTTGGGTTCAGAGTTTTTAGATGCGGTGGGACTACCAGGTCCTGCAATTGGACACCTTAATATGTTATTGGGTCACTCTGATACGGGAAAAACTACGGCACTTGTTAAAACTGCGGTAGACGCTCAAAAGAAAGGTATTCTTCCAGTATTCATTATAACGGAACAAAAGTGGAGTTTTGAACACGCAAAACTTATGGGTTTTGAATGTGAAGAAGTAGTTGATGAAGAAACAGGAGAACTTGAATGGGACGGATTTTATATATTCAATAATAACTTTGATTATATCGAACAAATTACCGATTATATCAATAGTATGTTAGACGCACAAGAAAAAGGAGAATTAGAATATGATTTGTGCTTCCTATGGGATTCAGTAGGTTCTGTTCCTTGTAAAATGACATATGAAGGTAAGGGTGGAAAACAACATAATGCATCAACGTTGGCGGACAAGATTGGTATGGGAATTAACCAAAGAATTTCAGGTTCACGTAAGTCTGATTCTAAATACGAAAACACACTAATCATTGTTAACCAACCTTGGGTTGAATTACCTGATAATCCTTTTGGGCAACCAAAAATTAAGGCAAAAGGTGGTGAGGCAATTTGGTTAAACTCTTCTTTGGTATTTTTATTTGGTAATCAAAAAGGTGCTGGCACAACAAAGATTACTGCAACTAAAGATAAGAGAACTGTAAAATTTGCGTCAAGGACAAAAGTATCTGTTATGAAAAACCATATCAACGGTTTGGGATTTGAAGACGGAAAGATTATCGTAACACCTCATGGTTTTATCGCAGGTAAAGACTCAAGTGAAGAAAAAACGTCAATTGAAAAATATAAAAAAGAACACGCAGACTATTGGAAAACAATAATTGGTGTTGATGGTGATTTTGATTTGAAAGAAGAAAAAAGTTATGAGTAAAAAATTGAAAGTTGTAAGCTTGTTTTCAGGCTATGGAACACAAGAACTTGCATTGAAATATATTGGGGTGGATTACGAAAATGTTGCAAATTGTGACAATTTCAAACCTGCTAATGAGTGTTATGATACTTTACACGAAACAACAATGGGTAATTTGGGTGATATAACAAAAATTGATGAATCAAATTTCCCACAATGTGATTTATTAACCTATTCATTCCCTTGCCAAGACATTTCAATTTCAGGTGTCCAAAGAGGAATCAAAGAAGGAACAAGGAGTGGTTTGTTGTATGACGTTGAAAGAATATTATCAACAAATCGCCCCAAGTATCTTTTGATGGAGAATGTAAAAAACCTTGTTTCTAAAAACCACCGTGAAAATTTTAATAAACACATTTATTTTTTAAGAGGGCTTGGATATAGTTCATATTGGAGAGTTCTTAACGGTGCTGACTTTGGTTGTCCCCAAAATAGGGAAAGAGTTTTTATGATGTCAGTCCTTACTGAAGAACCAACCGTTGTAAAGGAAAAAATGATGAATGTAAATAATCATAAAAAAGATAGAGTCAGTATGAATACTTTTATCGAAGATGATTATTCAGAGTCTCTTATTATTGAATGTGATTATACCAAACATACACCACAAAAAAAATCTATCTGTCAGTTAGTTGGGAGAAGAAATGATGTAAAATACGATCAAGCAAGAAGAATATACTCTATAGACGGATGTTCTCCATGTCTTACAACAAGTGGTTCTCCACAAATTATGTTAAAAGACGGAACTATAAGATATATCACTGCAAGAGAAGGTTATAGATTTATGGGTGTTAAAGAAGATGATATTGATATGCTATTAACCACATCATTGTCTAATAGTAATCACGTATCACTCGCAGGAAATTCTATCTGTGTTCCTGTAATGGAAGCTATATTCAGTGAATTTTTCCAAGAATATATTAAAGAAGAAAAAGTATTGTCAAACCATCTTAATGATAGTGTAAATGACTAAAACCCTTTTGGTTGATGGAAACAATCTATTAAAGATTGGTTTTCACGGAGTAAAAGACTTCTTCAACAAAGGAAATCATGTTGGTGGAATATGGCATTTTCTGAATACATTAAGAAAGTTTTTAGAGGAAACAAACTACAATAAAGTTGTTGTGTTTTGGGACGCAGAAACCTCATCATCACAAAGAAGATTGTTATACCCCAAATATAAACTTAACAGAAAAACAAAGAGTTCAGAAGATTTCAAGGAGGAATCTTTTGAAACCCAAAAACAAAGGGTAAAACAATACATGGAGGAAATGTTTGTAAGACAACTCCAAGTAGAAAATTCTGAAGCTGATGATTTGATAGCATATTATTGTCAAATATCTTTAGATGAAGACAAAACAATATTTTCATCAGATAGAGATTTAACACAATTGATTTCAGAGAATGTAACAATATATTCACCAATACAAAAAAAGTTTTACAAAAATGGTGATAAAATAAAGTTATATGAAAGTGAAATACCACATTACAACATTAAAACGTATAAAATAATTACAGGTGACTCGTCAGATAATATTGATGGAATATATTATTTGGGTGAGAAAACATTTATAAAAATGTTCCCTGAAATCCTTGAAACAGAAATTAAATATACCGATATTTTAACAAAGGCGGAGAAACTTTTAACAGAACAAAAAAGTAATGTTGCATTACAAAACCTATTAAGTGGTAAAACAAAAGAAGGTATTTTTGGTGACGAGTTTTTTACAATAAATGAAAAACTTGTCGATTTAGAAAACCCTTTGATTTCAGATGAAGGTAAAGAGATTGTTAGACTGTATTATTCAGAGACACTCGACCCTGATGGAAGAGGACATAGAAACTTAATAAGAATGATGATGGAAGATGGATTTTTTAAGTTCTTACCAAAAGGTGACGAAGCTTGGGTAAATTTTCTTAAACCTTTCTTAAAATTATCAAGAAAAGAAAAACATAAATTTAGAAACAAAACAAAAAAGTGAGAACAATGAGAGAACAAGAAGTAGTAAAAGTAGAATTTTTACTTATGTGTAACGACAACATCGTAGTGCAAAGATTTTTCAACGTAAAAGGATTTAACAAAAATGCACAGAAATCAGTTGAACTTCATGACTATTTGAAGTCATTTGCAGATAGACTACAGTATGATTTGAAAATGCGTTCAGTGGTTTATATGTTGGACAATCAGTATGAGATTTCTGAAAATCCAGAAGTATTAAACACGTCAATTACCGACGGTGATGAAAATTTTAACCTTTTCATTAAGATTGAAGGTATGACAATTTGTCATAGAAGGTTTGACGCAAAAGTCTATCCCCCAAAGGTAAGATATACCGTGGACCTACGCCCAAAGCTGAAAGGTATATTAAGTGACTTAACTGACATTTTTTCAGGTAAAAAATTTAATTTTTTTAATCCCAAATTTAATTGAAATTAGTAGTATTTATCATTACTAACAGGACTTATAACTATGGCGACTAATAAAAATTTTGAGTATTTAGGAAACAATTTTCAGATTCAATTACTTAACCAAATTATTGTAGATAAAGACTTTTCACATTCAATTATTGAAGTTATTGAAAACAATTATTTTGAAAACAAGTATTTCAAAATTATCATTCAGATGGTGAGAGAGTATTATAAAAAATATAATCATACTCCATCATTTGAAACCCTTGAACAAGTGGCTAAATCAGAATTACAACAAGCAACTGCCGTAAAAGTAGTCCTTGATACAATTAAGAAAATCAAGGATTGTCCCATCGACGGAGTTGATTTTGTCCAAGAGAAAGCACTTAAATTCTGTAAGCAACAAGAACTACAGAAAGTAATGAAACAAGCCCAAAAAATTATCGATGGTGGAGAGTTTGAGAACTACGACACATTAGAAGAAATGGTAAGAGAGGCTTTATTGGTTGGTTCAAAAGACACAAGTAATATGGATGTTTTTTCAAACCTAGACCAAGTGCTTGAAGACGATTATAGACACCCAATACCTATGGGAATACCTGGTATTGATAGGTTGTTGAAAGGGGGTTTAGCAAAGGGTGAAATAGGTGTTATTCTTGCACCCACTGGTGTAGGTAAATCTACAATACTTACAAAGATTTCAAATCACGCATTTAACCTTGGATTTAACGTCCTTCAAATATTCTTTGAGGATAACCCAAAGGTAATACAAAGAAAACATTTCACACTTTGGACAAAAGTTCATCCTGACGAATTGTCAGAAAAAAAAGAAGAGGTAATGCAAAAAGTGAGAGAAATTGAAAATGATATGCCGAATGAACTTATCTTAAAAAAATTACCATCAGATACAAAAACTATGATGCAAATCAAAAATGAAATTAGAAAAATGATTGCGGATGGTATTAAAATTGATATGGTTGTTTTGGATTACATTGATTGTGTTGTACCAGACAAAAACCTTGGTGACGAATGGAAAAGTGAAGGTTCAGTAATGAGAGGATTTGAAGCTATGTGTCACGAGCTAAACATCGTAGGATGGACGGCAACACAAGGTAATCGTTCATCAATTTCATCAGAAGTTGTGACAACCGATCAAATGGGCGGCTCTATTAAGAAAGCTCAAGTGGGACACGTAATCATATCCGTGGCAAAAACACTTCAACAAAAAGAAATGAAGTTAGCGACAATTGCAATTACAAAATCACGTATTGGTGATGATGGCGTGGTTTTTGAGAACTGTAAATTTGACAACGCCATGATTGATATTGACACAGAATCTACAACAACATTTTTAGGTATTGAAGAACAAAAAGAAGAACGTCAAAGACAAAGAGTTAAGGAACTGTTAGCGAAGAGACAACAAAGACAAGAGAATCAAAGTAATAATTAAATTAAATTTTAGGAAAAATGGATATTTCACAAAAAATATTGAGTGATATTACGGTGTATATGAAATACGCTAAATTTATCCCTGAACTCAACAGAAGGGAAACTTGGGAAGAACTGGTAACTCGTAACAAAGAGATGCATCAGAAAAAATACCCACAAATTAAGGAACAAATTGAGGAAGTATATCAAATGGTATATGACAAGAAAATACTTCCATCAATGAGATCTTTACAATTCGGTGGAAAACCAATTGAGATTTCACCAAACAGAGTTTATAACTGTGCTTATTTACCAATCGATCACACAGACGCGTTTGCTGAAACTATGTTCTTATTGTTAGGCGGAACAGGTGTTGGATTTTCAGTTCAAAAACACCATGTAGAAAAGTTACCTGAAATTAAAAAACCAAATCCAAACAGAACAAGAAGATACCTCATCGGAGATTCAATCGAAGGATGGGCAGATGCAATCAAAGTTCTTATTGAATCATACTTAGGGACAAAGTCATCAACACCAGTGTTTGACTTCTCTGATATTCGACAAAAAGGAGCATTACTTGTAACGTCAGGTGGAAAAGCACCAGGTCCTCAACCACTTAAAGATTGTATTCACAACATTACAAGAGTCCTTGACAATAAAAGTGATGGTGAAAAACTTACACCAATTGAAACACACGACATCATTTGTTTTATTGCTGATGCGGTATTAGCAGGTGGTATTCGTAGAGCAGCACTTATCTCATTATTTAGTGCTGATGATGATGAAATGATTTCTTGTAAATCAGGTAGTTGGTGGGAGTCAAATCCACAAAGAGGTAGAGCAAACAACTCAGCGGTTCTTCTTCGTCACAAAGTAACGCAAGAATACTTTATGGAACTTTGGAAACGAATTGAATTGTCAGGTGCAGGTGAACCAGGAATTTATTTGTCAAATGACAAAGATTGGGGAACAAATCCTTGTTGTGAGATTGGACTTCGTCCTTATCAATTCTGTAATCTATGTGAGGTAAATGCATCTGATATTGAATCTCAAGAGGACTTTGAGAAAAGAGTAAGAGGAGCTGCGTTCATCGGAACATTACAAGCAGGATATACTGACTTTCATTACCTACGTGATGTATGGAAAAGAACCACAGAGAAAGACGCACTTATCGGTGTTGGAATGACAGGTATTGGTTCAGGTGTTGTTTTAGGATATGATATGAAAGCGGCAGCACAAGCAGTTAAAGATGAGAATGAAAAAGTCGCTAAACTTATTGGAATTAATAAAGCGGCAAGAACAACAACTGTTAAACCATCAGGAACCTCATCTTTGGTATTGGGAACATCATCAGGTATTCACGCTTGGCATAACGATTATTACTTGAGAAGAATTCGTGTTGGAAAGAATGAAGCGATTTATACTTATTTGTATATTAATCACCCTGAACTTGTTGAAGACGAATACTTCCGACCACATGACACAGCGGTAATTACTATTCCACAGATGTCACCTGAAGGCTCTATTTTACGATACGAATCAGTATTCCAAATGTTGGAAAGAGTAAAGAAAGTATCACAAGAATGGGTAAGAAGTGGACACAGAGGAGGACAAAACAGTCATAACGTATCTGCAACAGTTTCAATCAAAGAGGATGAGTGGGAACTTGTAGGTGATTGGATGTGGAAAAACAGAAAATACTACAATGGATTGTCTGTCCTGCCTTATAACGGAGGTACTTACACACAGGCCCCATTTGAGGATTGTACCAAAGAAGATTTTGAAAGATTGGTTGCTACTTTGAAAGATGTAGATTTGACAAAAGTCATTGAGTTACAAGACAATACTGACTTACGAGGTGAAGTTGCTTGTGCTGGCGGGGCGTGTGAAATTGTTTAAGTTATGAATGTAGGAGTTTCAAAAGATTGGGTTCAACAATTGTATGTCCAAGAAACAACAAGTAAAAAACCTGAACCTGATTTCTATAAAGACAAAAACGGGAACATTGTTATGACTGAATCGTTCCACATCAAAAGAGGAAAGTGTTGCGGTTCTCACTGCAAACACTGTCCTTACGAACCACTCTATCAAAAGGGTATTACAACATTAAAAGAATCACTGCGAAAGCGGTGATTTTTTGTTTTATATTACTATTTATTAAAAAAAACACATGAAAAAAACAATCAGACTTACAGAATCAAAACTTATTTCTATAATTAAAAGAATAATTAAAGAACAAGAGGACGTTCCAAAACTTATCGAATTGATGAAATCTATAGACGACACTAACCCATTAGCCTTTAATGCAAAAGTAACTTACGGAGGGAGAACAAGATTTGCAACGGGAATGGCGACAGACAAAACATCCTATGGTAAGTGTCTTGAGTCATTTGGATGGCAAGGACCTGGCATATCAGGTGGGTTCGATCCAACTAAACCACAAGAGTTCAAATTAGTTGAAGGTTGCTCATTCATAATTACTATTGACGGAAAAGCATTCACTTGCACAAAAAATGGATGCGTCGCTAAAACAACCTAATTAAGAAATTTCTATTCAAAAGAAAATACTATAACTTATATTTATTTTATATGGCAAATGGTATTTCTTATGGTATTGGGTTTCCCTTTTTTGATTCAATAGAAGGGAAATATTTATCTACCACAAAAACAACTAATGACGAAGTAAGAACTAATCTAACTCATCTTTTACTCACAAGAAAAGGAAGTAGATATTTTCTACCCGATTTTGGGACAAGACTTTATGAGTATATCTTTGAACCTTTAGACGGTCCAACCTTCGCACAAATAGAATCAGAAATAAGAGAAAGTGTCGCATTATACCTACCAGGTATTTTAATTACAAATGTTGAAATAAAAGATGCAAGCACAATGTATAGTGACCCAGGTGCAACATACATAACACCAAATGGTTCAAGGGAATATAGAGTTCCTGGATTAGCAGAGAAAGAATATACCGCAAGAGTAAGAATTGATTACCGAATTACGGATTCAGCCTTTGGCTCAAGTGATTTCTTAATACTTAATATTTAATATAAAAGATGGCAGAGAAAAAAATATCATATACCGTCCGAGACTTCCAAGGAGTAAGAACTGAACTTATAAATTTTACAAGACAGTATTATCCAGATTTAGTCCAAAACTTTAATGATGCGGGTATTTTTTCTGTCTTATTAGATATTAATGCCGCAGTAACTGACAACTTACAATTTCATATAGATAGAAGTATTCAAGAAACAGTATTACAGTATGCACAACAACGTTCATCTGTTTATAATATTGCAAGAACTTATGGACTTAAAATACCAGGACAACGTCCATCAGTTGCATTGGTTGATTTCTCAATAAACGTTGATGCTTTTGGTGATAAAGAAGATTTAAGATATTGTGGAATATTAAGAAGGGGTGCTCAAGTCAATGGTGGAGGACAACCTTTCGAAACAGTATATGATATCGATTTTGCTTCAGCGGTAAATGCAGAAGGATTTCCAAACAGATTGAAAGTTCCAAATTTTGACTCAACAGGGTCATTAATAGATTATACAATAACAAAAAGAGAAGTTGTTGTTAATGGAACAACAAAGGTGTTCAAAAGAGTTATAACAGCAAATGATGTTCGTCCATTTTTTGAATTATTTTTACCTGAAAAAAATGTTTTGGGTGTTACAAGTGTTTTAATTAAAGAAGGAACACAATATACAACAATACCACAACCACAAGAATTTCTTGGGTTGAGTAATCGATGGTATGAAGTAAAAGCTTTAATGGACGATAGAGTGTTTGTGGAAGACCCAACCAAAGTGTCTGACAACCCTGGTATTAAAGTGGGTAAATACATATTAACTAACAGTAAATTCATTACTGAATACACACCAGAAGGTTTTTATAAGATGACGTTTGGTGGTGGAAACACATCGGCAGAAGATCAGTTAAGAGAATTTACAAGAGACGGTGTTGGATTTGACTTATCAAAATATTCTAATAATCTTGCATTGGGAAGCACACTTCGTCCGAACACAACAATGTTTGTTCAGTATAGAGTTGGTGGTGGACAATCAAGTAATTTAGGTATTGGTGTTATAAATCAAATTGGTGTTGTTTCATTTGCGGTAAATGGACCTTCAGATAGTAAAAATAGAAACGTAATAGATTCATTGAGATGTAACAACCTAACTGCCGCAATTGGTGGAGCAAACCCACCAACTTTAGAAGAAGTAAGACAAATGGTTTCATTTAATTTTTCAGCACAAAATAGAGCTGTTACAATTAATGATTACGAATCTATAATAAGAACTATGCCATCACAATTTGGAGCTCCCGCAAAAGTGACAATTACAGAAGAAAATAACAAAATAAAAATTAAGTTATTATCATACGACAATGACGGGAAACTTACCGAACTAACATCAAATACCCTGAAACAAAACATAGCAAACTACTTATCCAACTACAGAATGATAAATGATTACATATCGGTAGAAAGTGCAAATGTAATCGACTTAGCAGTCACACTTGACATAGTTTTAGATGCAAGTCAAAATCAAGGTGCATTAGTAACACAAGTGATTGATATAGTAACAAGGTATTTTTCTCCTACCAACAGACAAATGGGGGAAAACGTATATGTTTCAGATATTAGAAGACAAATACAAGCATTAGACGGTGTAATAAGCATATCAGACATTCTATTTTTTAACAAAGTAGGAGGACAGTATTCTTCCTCACAAACGTCTCAAAGATACATCGATTCAGAGACAAAACAAATTGAATTAATTGCTGATACAATCTTTGCAGAACCCACCCAAACCTATCAAGTAAGATTCCCAAACAAGGATATTAATGTAAGAGTTCTTAATTTTACGGGTGTCAATTTCTCTTGATAATTTATTTTTCCCATAAAAAGATTATTTTTTGAAAATAGGAAATAAACTATTTATCAAAAAAGAAAATTATTAATGCCCAAATCATATAGAATCAGGACACAGGTTGGTGTTGATAAAGCCGTCAAAGTAAATTTAGAACAAGATTTTGAAAGTATCAACATACTCTCTCTTAAAATATTACAGAGTGACATCTACAATAGACAATGTTCTGATTATGGTGTTGTAGTGGGAAGAGTATTTGTGAATGGTGGGTTCGGATTACCAAACGCAAGAGTATCCGTTTTTATACCTTTAAGTGAAGAAGACTCATTGAATCCTGTCATAAGTGAGTTGTATCCTTACACGACAATTTCAGATGTTAGTGAGGATGGGTATAGGTATAATCTTTTACCAAAAGAACCATCATATGAAGGACACGCTGCCACGGGGACATTCCCAACAAAGGACGAAGTATTATTAGATCCAAGTTACATTGAAGTATATGACAAGTATTACAAATTCACAACAAGAACAAATGACAGTGGTGATTATATGATATTTGGAGTTCCACTTGGAACACAAACATTTTTTTTAGATGTTGATTTATCTGATATTGGTTGTTTTTCTTTAGCACCACAAGATTTAATACAAGCAGGTGTTGCAACCGAATCACAAGTAGATGGTGCTGGGTTCAAAACGTCTAATAGTTTAAGTGAATTACCACAAATAAAAACATTGAATAAAATTGTGGATATTGCACCATTATGGGGAGAACCTGAAATATGTCAGTTAGGTATTACAAGAGTAGATTTTGATTTGACATCTGAAGCAAATGTAAGGATTGAACCAAAGGCAATATTTATGGGTTCAATTGTTTCTACGACTGAAGACGATATGGTGAGAGCACGTTCTTGCAAACCAAAAAACAATACTGGAAATTTATGTGAGTTAGTTGCGGGACCTGGACAAATTTTATCAATTAGACAAACAATAAATACTGACAACGAGGGGTTTCCTATACTTGAACAACACAAACTAGAGGAAGATGGAAAATTAATTGATGGTGACGGTAGTTACTTGGTTAATCTTCCTATGAATTTGGACTATGTTTATACTAATGAATTCGGGGAACAAACCTTCTCGTCAGACCCAACAGTTGGAATACCAACAAAAGGTAGATATAGATTCAAATTCAAATGGGAAAATGAAGGAGGATTACAAAACGAAGTCCAAAGAGCAAACTTTTTTGTCCCAAACATTAAAGAACATGGGTGGGAAACATCGGACTATGATGACGATCCATTAAAACAAGCACCCGTAACACAACCAACAATATCTTTTATAACCCAACCTTTAATTCTAACAACATTTGCGAATATACCGTTTGCGGGCGACTTGATAAATCCAGTCCTTACAAACGTGGACAGCTTCCAAGTTTATATATCCCAACAAGCGTTACCCACAAACTTCCAACCCTACTTAGGTGACGCTAACACGGCAATAACTGGTTTAACTGCAGGTAACATAGTTCAAATAGTCTTTACTCCGACAGACCCAACATTGAACTCATCAATATTTTACACAGGAGCGAACGGGGCTCAAAATGAACTATTTCAAATAGTGGGACAACCTGTCGGTTCTACATACACAACACCAAATAGTATTGGTTTAGTTTTCAGTGAAGTAATAAATACGAGTTCATACACCATTTTTATAAACGGAAATCAATATTTTGGTGATACTCAAGTTATATCGTTAAACGCTGGTGATACAATAGAAGTTATACCAGTTTTCACAGATCCATTACAGCTTTCCACAATAATATATGACATATATGACGAGAATTACTTCAATCTATTGAAGTCATATTCATTCAGTTTAGATTGGGATGATTATGCTGACCCACAAGCGGCTATAGATTGTGAAGATAGTTTTTATGAATTTCATTATAATAAAGTTTATACCACATCAATGTTTTTAGATAGGTATAAAAATGGTTTCGGTAGAGCAAGACATTTAGGAATAAAGGAAATAGACAATAGGACTTGTAAATCAACAACAAATACATTTCCTGTAAATGATGTTATAAGAAATTTTGATTTTTTATTTTTTGTATTTAACTTATTAATTAATATATTGAGCATTCCATTATTGGTTATTCTTTTTGTTGCTCATTTAATTGCTTTTTTATGGCCCGTATTGAAATTGGTTTTAATTGTATTGGGAATATTTCTGATTAGAAATGCAATTATAGAGTGTTATCAAAACATACAATCATCGATACAAATATTAAATGAAGCCGCAGGTACAGTAAGTAGTGGGGTAGGTTTTGTTGTTAATGTTACTAATATACTTGAGATAATAAGATTAACAGCTGTGATAGTCTTCCAAGCGTTACAATGTGCCTTCCAAGTAGCCTTAGCAGGGTTATTTACAGCAGGTGCAGCTATTGCGGCATTAAGAGTAAATGATTTTCCAAGAATAGGACTACCAATGTTAGCGTATCCCGACTGCACAACCTGTGATTGTGATTGTGGTGTTGCAGAGTTAGGTGATAATTTTGATTCAGATAGTATATTACAACAAGTTGAAAGTGATGCTGCTAATAGTGAGGGACAGTTAGGTGGTGCACCTGTTTCTGCAAGTACATCCACATCCTTTTTAGCCCCAATAAATAATGTTAATGTTTATGATATTATCCACCCGAATGCGGAACAACAAACACCAGAATCAGATCCGACAGAAGAGAATGAAGGTAACTATTGGTGTAATAGTTCAAATCAATATCCATCATTTACTTGGGCATTAGGTGAAGGTTGTATAAAATCAAGTGTTCTAATATCCGCAACATTAGGGTATAATCGTTTGATTTCAGGGAGTGAGTCATTAGACATTGAAGACAATTATGGAGGAATTCCCGATAAGACAGGACTTCACGCCCCACAACCATTCTTGTTTGCTGCCAGTTGCACTAACGGTACTAATGGTAATGGTAGTAGAAGATTTTTAGCATATCCTCAAACTGAAACATTTTCACAAAAACTTAATGAGTTTAATTATAGAGAAAAATATTTTGAAGGTGTAAATAGAGTGGGGGTAACTTTTAATTCACCACAAAACACAGGGGTTCATTTCGATCAACCATTAATTATAATGGCAAAACCTGGAACTTTACAACAGTTAGGTATTGGTGAAGTTTTTTCTTTCCAAGATCCGAAACTATCAGATTGTAATCAAAACTTGACTGGTGTAACTTTTTATAACTCAATAACTGCGAACACTACAAATCAATTTGGTAATAATGCTGTTACAGGAACATCTTTTGCGACAACAAACATAACTGTCAATTATGCAAACACAACAAATAAAAATACTAACTTGTCAGTTCAATACATTATTAACAATACGGGAAATACAGAAAACTTCTTACGTAATGTAATTGACATCGAATACTTTCAAGTAATCACAGGTTTTACATATACAGAATTTGTAAATAACCCTCAATACACAACAAGTTTTTCTCAAAGATTCCCTAACAAATATTTGAACCACTCAACAGTATTCATATACAAAAACGAGTGTGAAGCACTTACAAATAGTAATGCGGACATAGAGTTCTATCAAATACCGAATTCAATAACAACAATTTCGGGACATGAATCATATGAGATTTTAATATTGGCAAGAGGTGTTGATCCACACTCAGGAAAACACACAAATAAGTATGATTTATCAAGAATTTTTGGACAATCATCAAATAATTTGGTTGTTGTTGAGGGACAATATTATTTGAATATACCAATACAAGGTTATACAAATGGAGATAAACCAAAAAGTCATAACTTTTCAAATAACACTACAGCACCAAACTTATATTTTCCCGCATATAATTTTACAATAAGTCCTAGTTATAATGTTGGGAGTGTAACATATAATCAATTTACACCATTTACATCAAACTTACCTTATTATTATTTGTGTCCTGATGATACTACCGTTCCGAATATAGGAAACTATACACCAGGTTCAGGCTTCCCAACCATATCATCCCTTGGAACAACTGGTACATATGTTATGAATAGTGCAAATCCTTTGAGAAATAGATTTTTACCATTTACATCGCCATACGACACCCTACTACCTAATAACTCTACAGACAATTATTATTTTGCAGGAGGTTCATTCACCGCATCACCCTTTAACCCGAACACAAGTAGTTTTGGGTTTTATAATGGATTTACTTTTAGTGACAATGATTTCAGTAATTTTGATGAAATATATTGGCCCGTAGCAAGCGGACCGAGCCCATTGATAACTCCGTATGCTGTTTATTCACCAGCATATTATAGATACAATTTATCACAAATACAATTCCCTAACCCAACATTGAACCCAACTCAATATTTGGTTATGAGAAGTGATAGAATACCAACTTCTACTAATGTAGAAAATGGGTTGGGAACAACTGGTTTTGGACTACATCAGAATAATAACTTTGCATATTACAGAGGTGGTGTATCATCAGTCCCTACCATTGGTTTTGCACCTGACATTAACCAAGGACAAACAGTATTTGATGAAAGTGAATTTGTTCAAAATCTAACAAGCACGCTTAATTGTGATAACATGGTAGCTTTAGAGTGTTACACAGGTAGTGGAACAAACATTGGTGTAGATAACAATTGTGTTATACCACCTAATAGAGTTAAAAGAGGTTGTTATTGTTTATTAAATTATAGAGAAAATGGTGGTATAATTGATAAATTATATCTTGTGGAATATGGGGCAGACGCAAGATTGTTCTTGGAATGGAAGGCAAGATTTACAATGACATTCGCAGCCTGTAGAGGTGTATTCGCACAAGTGTTTCAGAATAATTGGATTAATGGTGTTTTGTATATGTTTTCTTTTGGTAAAAATAATTTATATGAACTTGACGCACCTGATGAACCAATTTATGAATATTGTAAAGATATTGTAGTTTATAATAAAATTACAAATGGATTTTACTATAGAAGTTCTCCATGGGACGGAACTGATTTTATTGGTGTAGAATCTCCACCAAAAAATTCTTCACTGATAAACAATTATCCTAAATATGGGTATAACGAAAAAAGAATACAATTCCCAACAACTGTAATGGATTTAGGTCCGAGAGACAAGTTCATAAATCAAATTTGTAATGATTCTGAATTTACTGGATATATTGCAGATCAGATACGTTCTACATCCTACAAAGATAATTCAGATATAATACAAATGGGTTTTATTTCTAGATTATTAAACCAAAGGGTAATACAAAGACTTTTACCCGCATTTGACACTGGTGACGGAAGTACGGAAGGTAAAGGTATAATACAATTCTTTGATAGTACTAGGGAGGGAGAACGAATAGATGGTGATTTTGCACAAGCACTATCCATTAATTCTGAATGGAGAGTTACACCATATATTGAAGAAAACTACCCAAATAATTTCTTATATATTGGTAATGATGCAACACCCGATCAGAACCCTGTATTTGGTATTTTCTTTTCTTCATCAACAGAAGAGCTTCAGTATAGAAGAAGGATGACACCAGGTTCTGATACATATACAAACAATGGCTGCACAGTTATTGATTTTTATGGACACTCAACGGATCAGATTGTTCCTCATTATAAATGGCAAATAGCAAGTCCTGCGGCTTCTATTTTCGGAACTGAAAATAACAATTGGGTAACAACGTCCAATCAAAATGCCACAGGAACAGGTTTCTATACACAGTATTATCAAAATCTGAATTTCAATAGAGTCAATGAATATTACTTGACATCTACAACCGATTACGGTTTTATAACTAATTTTGATTTGAATGGAGATCCATTAATTTCTAATGCTAACACTATCAACGGTATTCCTGATGACAAACCAATTGTTGTTGGCGCACCATTTTTCTTTTATTTTGGTTTGAATAACGGAAAAACCGCGGTAGATAAGTTCATAAAACTATATGTGAGAACAGAAGAGTAATGGGTATTGATGATACAAATAAAATTATTTTAGGTAGCCAAAGGTTCCAAGGAGCAACTGACATAGATTTGTCAGAAAAGATTGTATTACAACAAACATCCAAAGAACAAGTAGAGTATGATAGATATATTGATGTGAATTTACTTACAGTGTTTGACAAAGAAAGACAAAATTCGAACACATTCAGACCCGTATCAAAGTATTCTGTGGTTTTCAAAAATGCATACCAAGGAGTATCCTCGTATGAACCGTATTATAATTATCTTTTTTATACGAATATTATACAAAATACTCAAAATACTTTGTGTTACCCAAATGTTCAACAGGCATGGTCTGGTTTTCCACAATATACGGAGTTTGATTTTATCAGAACCGATAATGATAAACCAGGTTATACCATAGGACAAAGTAATCATCAACCATTTGTGTCTAAAAGTGCTACGACATATAATTGGAATCACTACATTAGTTATCCGTTTGATAATGATTATAACAAAGTTTTATACATGAATGACCCAGAATTTGTTATAACATGGTATTGGGTTTCGGGTGATGGTATTCCATATTACATAAAAGAAATAAATAATAATATAATATCATTCAGATGTCCGATGAAACACGGTTTATCTGTTGGTGAATACGTTAATCTTGGTATTACTTACAATAACATAAATAGTTTTATGGTAACATCTTTGGGTGATAATGGTTCAGGTAGTGATGAATACATTTTTAACATAGATAATGTAGGTTTTGTCGGTGGGACTTTTAGTCAAGGAGTTACGGGTAATCTCAAAAGAGTAATTAATCCTGACTATTCAGGTGAGACAACATCAGAATATTATGTAAGAAAACATAAGATTATTACAAACCCACAAGATGCGGTTGTTGTGAATAGTGGTTTTGAACAAAACATATTTAATTTGGTGACACAGTATGAGAAAGTATATTCAGGTGGGACACCATTACAATCATTATCACCATCTTCTTGCCCAAGAACCTCAATATTAGAAGGGAGTCAAAGTTACAATATTTCTTTTAGTCGTGATATTGTGTTAAATAATTTAATAGATAATCAAAAAAGACCCGTAACTGAAATATATTTCACAACTGTTTGGAAAGGATATTACGGATGGACTAATAGACTAAAAGAAGGACATTTTTTCAACGCTTATTTAGATGGTAACACACCAAATGCTTGGTGGGATTCAAATAATACTTTGTCAGACAGCACAATACCATTTGGAACATACTTCCCAAATAATATAAATGGAATTTATCCATGTTATTATACAGAAAATTTGTTAAGTGGTGATACTATTGACGGTGATTATTGTGAGTGGAATGATTATGAACAAAAAGAAAGAGTAATATCATCAAAACTACATAAATTCACGTTTAACCAAAATTATTTTACAACATTTGATGAAACACCAAATACCAATAAATTTGGTTATTATTACTTTCCACTCAACCCAATGAAACTAAAAGTGTATTCTGAATATGTGGAGGAAGGAGAGGCTGAATTAGTTGAAGATATACCACCTTACGCTTTTTTCTCTAACTTGGCAAATGGGTTTAGATGGAGAGATATTTATCCCTATGGTTACGTTGATAGTGATGGTTTGGGTGTGGACTACCCATTTACCAACGGAAAACACTACCCCTTCAAGAATACGATATTTAGAATATTTTCAGAAGGAATAGGAACACAAAACATAACAACAATACAAGACCCGACAATAGATGGATGTGAGTAAATATAAATTAAGATTGCCTTTGTTAGATCAACAAATCAATATTCCTATTGAAATCAAATGGGATTTTTCTGAACGTGATCAGGCAATTGATGTTTATCAAGAAGAAGTGGTTACAAATATAATTGGAGATCCGAGTGATTTTGAACTGACAAGATTCTCTCATGAACCATATCTTTCTGCAAATACAGGTGATTTTGTGACTAAAATATTTTATGAATTCAAGTTTTTCGATACAGGACAAACTTTGAGTAATGCGAGTTCTTGGGTGACATCGTATCAATTTGCGGAGTTCAGCCCGAAAGAAATATATGAGTATGTAAAACCATTCACAAATTCCTTTTTCAAACTGGATTTTTACGATAATAGAAATAAAGGACAACAAAAAAATTACTTTACAATCATTTTACCAGTACAGCAAGGATTTACAGAAACAGTTACTTTATCCACATTTTTACAAAATGTAAAAATAAAAATACCCAAAATGGGATTAGACTTTGTGGGTGATAAAGAAGGATTTTTCATCTATTGGTTAAAAAATAGAAATTATTTCAATTTGGACGAGTTTTATATGAGTGCCAAATTTTTTGACGCAAAAAATGGTGTGTTCAGAAGAATGATGACACAACCACAATCAGTTTTTCCTGGTAATTATTTTAATTTCGATCCTGACGACTATTACTACTATAGGGTAAAAATAGATTACAATAAACAAACATATGAGGTGTTTTCAACGCTAACAAACAACAGAGTTGGTGATGAAATAAATCCTGTAATGTGGTATGAATTAGTAAGTGCATAATGCAAGAACAAAAGTATTACTATAGAATATCACCAGAAAATATTGTAGGGGACTTGATTACAGTTCCTTACACAGGTATTACTGATATTACAGAATTAGTCGATCCGTGTTGTCCTGAATTAACAGGAAATACACTTTCTACAATTGTTGGTGAAACAGGATATTACCTCCCTATGTCATTAGTGTTATCAGGTGGAACAAATGGGGAATCACTCCTTACTTGTTTGACAATACCGATTCTTTTGACAGAAACAACAATAGATTTTGGTTATTACACACCCTTTGATGGGGCAGCAATACAAAAAGATGTAATTACTAATTTTTTATATTCAGGCGATGTAGTCAATCCATACCTCGTTACCTTTTTTAACACATCAGAACAAGAGTATATAAAATTTCTAAAAATATGTACATTTGTGGTAGATTGGGGAGACGGTTCTCCTTTACAAACATTGACAAGTCCAAACCCTGTCTCACACATTTATCCGTTTGCTACTACAGAATATGAGATTACACTCACTTGTTACTCACCATGGGGTATCTCAAACGTTACAAAACCAATAAGTATTCCCTATGATGAAACTGTGAATATACCAAACCCACAGGGAACTGCTTTTTTTACCGCAACAGGTTGCACTTGGACAGCATCACCAGTGAGTTATGACTACATATTCACAGGGGATTCTAATACCAATCTTATAGATTTTGATACAAGTAACTACACGACAACACCATTTTTGATAACAGGATATACACAAAGTTCCATAAATGACTTATCACAATATGGCCCAAAAAGTAATTTATATGGAGGTAAATTCAAACTGAATATACCCGTGACAGGAACATCAGGTTCTGTGGGGACTGTATTCGGGCCTGACCCAAGTAATACTTATACCGCATATACAATAGATGATATTGTATATTGGGACTTGAAAGACGGAACAACTTTGTTCTTCGTCGAATCGAGTGGTATAACAGTAAATGAATACACACTTTCAGCATTAACAAAAAATGAAGCATTACTAAATGTAATAGATGAACCCCAAATTATTACCACATTGTTTGTTGAAAGAGGAAAAATATCACCATTAGAATCTGTTCAAAGGTTAGGTGAGGTTGATAATTTGGGAGACATAAGTAAATACGGTTATGGGTATTTTAAGGTTAAAAAATATTAAACTTTGTATTTATTAAAAGATAAACATATATAAAATTTAAGTTGTGGCGACAGGTAATTACGGAACAATAAGGCCCGCAGACGTAAGTCCTGATGATGTAGAAATTATATTAAATTACACACCATCAAGAGACGATACAGATAATTTTCTTCTAACAAAATTGGATGCAAGTAGTGTCCTTAAACCGTATTTCCATAATAATAATACAGGTGGAAACGCGAATGTAGAAATACTTGGAGGATTATATAATTTGAAATTACCTGCGGACGTATTCAACAGATTAGGGATTTATACATTATATATACGTCCCGCAGAAATTAGAACTAAAATCACAGATTGTGGTGTTTTATCTGCATTACCAAACGTAAAAGGTTTAGTGATTGATATAAACAACGTCCCATCTGACTTTAGAAATAAATTTGTAAATCAAGGATTAGTTGGTTTCAGAGTGGAATATCTAAATGATAATGGAACAAAAATACCAAACTTTTTTAGAATTATTACTTCTTCATTTTATTGCGAACCAGTCTATCAAAACTTAACAAACACCTCACAAAAACAAATTAGATATAGATATGTAGAGGGAACATCAAATTTAATTTTTTGCACGTTGTCCCCTTCGGCATCACCAACTAACAAACCTAACGCAACACCCTTCATCGGACAACCAAACCAAAATATTATTATAACAAATACATTCTTCAATCCGATTACAACAGAAATAGAAATTGTCGATCAAGACATTTCAACACTTGCAATTGCACTTTATGGTAATCAAACAAAATCTATGGATGATGGTATATACACAATCTATGACAATCAAAACAATATCTATAAACAATACAATCTATATGAAATAAGAGATCAGTTTAATCAATTATTATACGAAGTTAGAGAAGACAGAGGAACAAATATAGATTTCAGTAAATCATTCACTAACGTTACATCATAATGGCGATTACAAAATTTACTTGTCCACCCCAAGCATCAGCTCAAGGTTCATTTTCTGATAATTTAGTTGGCTTTCAATTAGTTGACGGGGGAGGCTTTACACAAGGAAATTTTGATTTTACTTCTGTTATTTCTGAAAAACAAGATAGAAATTTTGAAATAGGAAGTTTTTCAGAACCAATTTCATTAGAAAGTATGAACATTTCGGATGTCGAACAATCCAAAATGATTATAGCTAACAACTTTCAAGTATACCCAAATTACGATTTATCCCAAATAACAAATTTTACGTTATATGGTTCATTAGTATTAAGAGTATCATCTGCAATTAGGAAAATTGTGAATTATTTTCCTGCGGCATTGGATGTAAGAACATTGAGATCCGATTATAGTACAGGTAATACATTTGTTAATATCTCCTATGATTCTGTAGAAAACGAAACTACTTTAGAAATACCATTAGAAGCAATAAGAAACCCTTTTGCAATTGATTATAGTACTAACGCAAACAGAAATACTGCTGTTTATGAATTTGCAACATCAGAGTTAAGAAACATGACTGCTAATTTTGGTAAATATGCTTTATTTTTGGGAAATAATCAATTTACAATCAATGATATTGTCCCTGTAGATTCAGGGAGCACAACCTTCAAACTCTACATAGAAGGAGAACCATTTCCTAATGTAACATTCTCTAACTTTAACGTATTAATCCGCCCAACGGATTTCTATGTTAATAAAGTATTTAATGAAAATTTTGATACAGTTGAAAATTTCTTACTTAATCGAGAAATCACACCTATATACACAGCATACTTCAAAGTCCCAAGGGAGAATGAGGATGGAACATATACAATAACATACGAGACGGCAAAATTTCCAGTAGAAGGTGTTTGGAACTTGGACATTGTTTCATCAACATTTCAAGACTACATAACTACACTAAATGACTTCGCAATAAATTTAGACGAATTCACCACAAACTTAATATCGCGTTTCTATACCACAAACGCACTTAAAGAATTTGATACTCCTGATAGGAAGTATGAAAAAATATTACAGATTTATGGTAGGAGTTTTGATCAAACAAAAAGTTTTATAGGTGCTTTAGCAAATATAAATTCTGTTAATTATAATGTTAAAAATGACATACCATCACAACTCCTTAAAAATTTAGCTCAGACATTAGGATGGGCAACAAACATTTCGCCAATTACAGAAACTTCCTTTTTAGGTTCAGTATTCTCGTCAAGTAAAAGTCAATTTAGTGGTGTTCCTAAAGGACAAACACCAGATGAACTAAATTATCAATACTATAGAAATTTGATAATGAATTCTGCATACCTATTCAAGTCAAAAGGAACAAGAAAATCAATAGAGGTATTATTAAGGTTTATAGGTGCTCCAGATTTTTTAGTTGATTTTAATGAATATGTGTATTTAGCAGATCAAAGAATCAATCTTGATGAGTTTAATGAAAAATACGCATTAATTTCAGGAGGAACTTACATTGAAACAACGGCAGTTTTAGACCCAACTGACGTGTATTCTATCATGGGCGTTCAATATACTGGAGTCACCGCAACAACAGTCACAAGAGATATTAGTGTTACAATAAATGATTACCCTATTGATAGTTTTGGTTGTCCTAGTACTCCCGTAGATAGTGAAAGTTACTTTTTCCAAATAGGAGGTGGATGGTTCGAATCTACACCACAACATAGAATGCCAGAGCAAGTGGATTTGACAACAAGTGTTTTTACAGGTAGTAACCCCAATTATCAAACTAAACTAAAACCCTTTAACTACGGAGAAGAATATTTAGACAGGTATAGGAATTTCCCATTTATGAGATTGGGATTCAATTTAAGAAGAACACCTGACAACAAAAAAAGTTGGTATGACAATGAAAGTATTTTAAGACAAAGTTTTGACGGGAACTTCAATGCTTACTACCCCACATCGGAGGATTGTTTGGTATTGAATGTCAAAAACGTAGATATTATGTTAAACCCAAGTTTAGGTTTGGCATACGATGTATGGAGTATGTCAAGAAGGTTTAACTACCCAATACCAAACGAAGGACTTAATTATGTTGAACCAACATATTGTAATCCAAATCCGAATACGCCTTACCCCAAGAGAGGTGGTATTGACTGGACTGAAATAATACCAAAACCGAAAGAAAAAACGTTTTTTGAATTTCTACAAACATTTTGGAAAAATACCATCAATGTTAGAAATAGACAATTTATTACAGATGGAAAAACAGGTGGCTACCCAACTTTACAGTCTATATATTGGAAATATTTAGAGTCAAGGGAATTAGCAGGATTACCTAATGACAATTTTACATACCAACCACTTATTGATTATGTAAATGGTATGGGAACATATTGGATGAGGCTTATTGAACAGATGGTTCCTGCAACAACAATATGGAATACGGGAGTTAGGTTTGAAAATTCAATATTCCATAGACAAAAATTTGTGTGGAGAAGACAGTTTGGTTGTCAAATTGCACCAATACCATGCAATCCGTGCGAACTTACAGCACCAATATTTGAATATGATTGTCCTATACAAAAAGTAGAATGTCCATTATATCCGTGGCTTGCAGATCCTAATGTTGTGTCTTTTGGAACTTTGTTAGGTAATGCCGTTAAAGACTATCTTACACCTAGTGGTTTGAGTTTGAGTCAAGATTGTATTGCAAACTCTATTGTTGCTGAATGGTATGTGGATATAAGATATAATGGTTCTCCATTAGTGGTGGAATTATTTGCAATCACATACGGCTACCAATCACAACCATTAAACCAACAATGGGTGAATGGTTTAGGAAATGCACTATCACAACTCACAGAAGAAGGATACGAATATTATATAGATGAATTAAATGAAATAGTAACGGTTTACAACGTGAATTGTGTTCCTATTACTAATAATACATTCGAAATAAATGTTGGAATAAACTTTACAATACTTTGTAATCAGTAATGGGTTATATAGATTTATTAACATTTACCTTTACGGGTGATTGTAGTGGTGGAAATAATGGTGCAATTTACTTTGAGGTTACAGGTAATTCCCCAAATTGGGTTGTAACAGAAGGACCACCATACACAGGATTATTACCAGGTGCTTTACTTACACCTCTATCTAATTCATATTCTGCAACAGGACTTTCTGCGGGAACATACTCGTTTATTATAACCGAAACATCAGTTCCCCCATTAAACCCAACAGAAGAGATTAGAGTATTTCAAATATCGTCAGGAACGTCCGTTTCTGTCCTATCATCAGGAACAACTTGTAATATTGATAATGGTTCTATAACAGCCTCAACTCTTGTAAATTTAGGAGTTTCTACATTCGAATTATACGATATTTCTAACAATTATGTAACAAGTGGTGAAACATCTTTTGGTGAAGACTTTGTAATATTCAATAACCTTTCGGCAAACACATATTATGTTGTTGCAAACGATGGTGGCGGTTGTACTGGTATGAGTGAGTCCTGTATCGTATATCCAAGTTCAATCTTTACCTATGGTTATTATGTTGTTAATGACGGAAGTTGTGTTCAACAGGGGGGTGGTGGAAAGATATTCCTAACAGGTTTAACAATACCAACAAGTGCCTATACGATTGATTGGATTACAGATGTTAATGGACAAACAGGGACAACTATAACAGGTTTGACAGGGGGACTCTATGAAGTTCAAGTAACAGATACAAATGGTTGCACAGTAACAGAATTTATACCTATAGACACTGTTTTACCGTTGGGTATTGGTGCGGTATTTCTAACTCAACCATCTTGTTTTAGTACCGATGGGGAAATCTCGGTAGTTGTTACAGGAGGAACTGCACCATTTTACTATACCTGTTCAAACGGAGATACGGCAGTTTCCTTTGACTCCACATATACATTTACAGGATTACCATCTGCGGTATATACTCTAACAGTCACAGACGGAGGACTTTGCACAACAAATACTCAAGTAACACTTGTAACACCTGGTTCTTTTGGAAACGTTAGTATTATACCAGCAAACTCTAATTGTAGTTCAAATAATGGTGTTATAACAATATTGATTGATGATGGAATTGTACCAGGTAGTTACACATACACTTTATCTGGTGATACAGGAGAACCTTCTGTAACACTCCAAGGTAGTCAAATACAGACATTTAACGATTTACAAACGGGTAATTATAATATTTTCATTGATAATGGAACGGGTTGTGTTTTTACAGGTAATACAACGATAGTTAATACAGATAAATTCACAATAACAGGAACACCAATATCAACAGTATGTGGATTGAACAATGGTATATTAAATGTAAATGTATCAACAGGTGCAACTTTTCCTGTTACATATAATTTATTCGGACCTACAAGTAATCCACAAAATTTATCACAACCGACAGGAACTTTTATAAATTTACAAGCAGGAACATATACACTCACCGTAATAGACTCAACACAATGTCAGCAATCAATACCTGTTTTCATAGGCTCATCAAACCCTGTTTATTTCGACTTAATTGGGTATGACCCAGTGTTTGGAAACGACGGACAAATAAATGTTGTTATTACAAGTGGAGAACCAACATTCACATTTAATTGGAGTGCAAATGTAGGGGCTCAAACAGGAACACTGATTACAGGTTTAACATCGGGAGACTACACATTACAGTTGATAGACTTCAACGGTTGTTCTTTATCGAAAACAATAAAATTAGGAGGAACTCAATTATTAGGTAATTACGTATTCACACCAATATGTGAACAAACATTTGAAAATACGGAAGAAATGGGCATCAGAAGTATCCAACAGATGTTCAATGAAGGTTTTTATGATTTAACAACAGGAGACACAAACTGTATATTGAATGAGGCAACGTTTAAATTAGTTGTTGATGTGGATGGTGTAACATTAGAAAATGAATTTTATATATCTAATAGTTTGAATGATTTTCCTGATTTGATTCTTTGGTCGGAAACACTTCAGACAATGTTAGAAAGTTACACTGGTGTCGGAGAAGTAGTTATTGATTATGAAAATAATACAATAAAAATAACAAATGATTGTGAAGAGATATTCAAAAACTGTCAAACACAAACATATAATTTATTAGCAGATACAAGATTTATTGTGAATATGGTTATTTCCTATGATATATCCTGTGTCTCATGTACATAAAAAAATATGACACAATTAATCATAAATTCAGTAACGGGTTTTGTTCCACCATTTAGTGGTTATGTTTGTGATTTTTATGGTAATCAGTGTGTTTATATTGGTATTATAAGTTCATTACCAACTACAATTACACTTCCAAGTCAATATGATAATGCACCCGTCATAACATTAAAATTAGTAGATAATAATTGTGAAAAATCCACTATCCTTTACTGTGCTGACTTACCACCAACAGATAAACAATTCCAAGACGGTGAATTCTTCTTTTTCATGGATGGGGACAATTATGAGTTTCAATAATGAAATAAAAAGTATTTATTAATAAAAATATAAATGGCGTTTCTTACAGATAGAACTTTAGCTACAGGTGTTACCGCACAAGACTTAATACATATTGTAAAACCTTATGATGCAACACAAAATCCTGCTGGATCATCATATAAGGCAACAATACAACAAACCTTAGAAGCAATAACTGGTGCGACACAAGTTATGATACTGAGTTCAGGGATAGGTTCGGTAGAGAGATGTGGTAATGGTAACGACGCTAATGGAGATTGCTCAACCGTTAGTGGTGGACAATCAAATACCACATTGGGACAACATTCGGTAATTGCAGGAGGAAGATGTAATACAACTACATTATCAAATTCAAATGTTTCAGGTGGTTTTCGTAATACTGCTTCAAATTATTATAGTGTTATTGGTGGAGGATGTAGAAACACTACATTAGGTGCATCTAATACCATTGGTGGAGGTCAATTCAACACTACCTGCAGTACAAATAGTACAATTGGTGGGGGTTTATTTAATCAATCAAGATGTTCTTACTCAACAATTGCAGGTGGTTGTCAGAATTATTCTATCGGTTGTTTTAGTGTAATAAGTGGGGGTGCAAATAATACAACGTCTGGAATTTATAGTAGTATTTTGGGTGGTATTTGTAATTGTAATACAGATTGTTACTCAACGATAGGTGGTGGTAATCTTAATACAACAAGAAATATATATAACTCTATAATTGGAGGTAGTGGAAACACTGTCTCACACGATTTTTCATCAGCAGTTGGTTTTGCCATAAAGTCTGTATCTGCGTGTACATTTCACGTAAATTATCTTGCTTTGAACAACACACCAATCAATGATCAAACACTCACCGAATATTTGGTTAGAGATTCATCAACTGGTGTTGTAAAATACAAAACAACACAACCAACTTATATATCAACAACGGATGTTACAGTTGCAAATTACACCGCAAATACATCATTTGCATATTATGGTGTTACATTCAGTGGTAATACAAATATTGAAATTCCATTACCAACAGGGATTGATGGATTCAGTTTCAAAATAAAAGATGAAAGAGGAACCGCGTCTTCATATCCTATTACAGTTACAACACCTGTTGGTTTAATAGATGGGAGTGGTTCTGTTGTAATGAACATAAACTATATGTCACTTCTATTTGTGGCAAGAAATAATAATTGGTGGATAGTATGAGTTTTATTTTTAATAATCA